TAGGGGCACAGAGAGTGAGGTTCAAAAGCACCAAGAATGCAGTAAGGAGGCGACATCATGTCCCGCGACCTAAAACCCACCGAGCGGCTTGTGCAAATCGGGCAGACGGCGCTTCGTGCGCCGGACGGCTCATTTCTGCCCACGCAGCCGCTCTATATCATCGTCGAAGCCGCACCGGACGAGCCGCAAGACAAGCCGTTCAGCGCGGGCGAAGAAGAGCTTCTGACCGACGTATCTGGCATCTTCGCCAAGAAGTTTGCGCAGTACGTTCAGGGGCAGCAGTGATTGGCAGTTTACACTCCCTTAGTGGGAACTACAAAAAAGGAGGTTTCCCCCATGACCATTGGCGAGAAGATGACCATCACGACGTGGCGCGCACGTCAGCTGGCGTATCTGGAAGAGATGTACGCCCCGCGCGAACACATGGGCAAGCTGATGAGCCACCTCGGCGCGCGGCACGTCTACATCCAGCTGTACAACCAGATGCGCGCCGCGCTTTGCAGTATGCCGGAGCAGCCGAACAGCTACGTCGCTATGGCGGTCTACCGCAAGCTGCGCGAGGACATGTCCACGCTCGACGATATGCTTGACCAGCTGGAGGACACCGGGCTGTATGACCCGGACGAGTACGGCCCCGACGGGGTGGAGGTGTGACGCTATGAGCCTGACCCCCTGCGGCTACGTCGTCCAGATCCGCGTCTCGGACGATATGTGCCTGTACTTCACCCGCCTGTCCCAGGGCGGCATTGACCTGACTGCTGACCTCGACAAGGCGATGCTGTTCGACACCGAGGAGCGCGCGCGGGATTTCGCCCTGCACGCTGGCTACGTCCTGCGCGTGGACGAGAACGCCTTTGCGGTGGAAACGTGCTTCGAGATGACCACGCCCGAAGGCGACGTGGACTTGATCGAGGGATCGCACGTTCTCCACCCGGACGACGACAACGAGTAAACGACAAGAGGAGGTTTCCCCCTATGAGCTTTGAGATGGCACTTCTCGCCGCATTCGCCACGCTGATTGGCATCCCGGCGGCAATCCACGCCCTGGGCGAACTGCTGGTTTCCCTGGACTGCCGCACGGCGTCGCGCCAGAAGCGCCGGGAGATTCGCGCTGCAATGGTGCAGCAGCCGTCTCCCGTCACCCCCGGCATGACTGCCATGATGTGCCGCCTGAAGGGAGGGCGTTTCTGATGGCCGACAAGCCCACTGACTTCTACCGTATGCGGGCAAAAGTGCTTGAAAAGCAGCTGGAGCACGAGCAGGAGTGGGAAACGTACTTCCCCGGCATCACCAACCGCGAATACAGCACCTATGCGGACACTTGCGCGTGCGGCATGGCGCGGCGGCTGGACGAAATCGAGGCGGCGGATCTGGTCGCGTCGTGGTGCGGCTTCCAGCGGGAGCGCATCACCATCGTGACGACGGAGAAGCCGCTGGAACGCAACCGCCACGGCGACATCCGCTGCGAGGACGGCGTTACCAACTACGACCGCCGCCCGGTGCTGGTGCACACATTCTCCGTGCGCACCCCTGACGGCGCGCCCCGTGGCGAGGGCAACATCCACTACATCCGCTTCGAGGTGCTGGGGCGGCTCTATGAGCTGATGGACGGCGCCCTGCGCGTGCTGTGAGGAGGTGGAGGATATGTCTGACAGCGTTCTGATTACGCTGCTGATTTGCGCGACGGTGCTTGCGCTATCGCTCATTCCGAAAAACAAGTAACGCAATAATATTTTGGAGGAGGTTTCCCCATGAACGTATTCTTTGGCACCGGCCGCCTGACCGCTGACCCCATCATCGGCGTGGCCAGCGGCAGCGGCACGTCCGTCGCCCGGTACACCCTTGCCATCCCGCGCTGCCTGTCGGGCGAACAGCAAATCACCGACTTCGTGCGCTGCAAGGCGTTCGGCAAGAGCGCCGATTTCGCCGCCAAGTACCTGCGCAAGGGTCAGCGCGTCGCCGTGCGCGGTTCGCTGGAAGTGAGCAAATATGAGAAGGACGGTGCACCGCAAACGATGGTGGAGGTCATCGTCAGCCAGCAGGAGTTCTGCGACGCGCCCCGCAAGAAGCAGGAAGAACCGGACGACGACCGCGATTTTCCGGAATCGCTGGAGGAGGTGACGGGCGTTGAAGTACCCCTCTAAGGCAAAAGAAGCCATCCGCGCGACGGAAATGCCGCCCGTGACGCTCGCCGAGGCGCTATCGCTCCAAGACACGCAGCGCAAGTACGGCAACGAGAAAGTCGTCATCAATGGGCAGACGTTCGATAGCCAAGCGGAATACCGCCGCTGGCGTGAACTCTGCCTGATGGCGCAGGCGGGCGAAATCGGCGATTTGCAGCGCCAAGTGCGGTATGAGCTTGTCCCCGCTCAGCGGGACGAGAACGGGAATGTCCTTGAACGCGCTTGCTTCTATGTCGCCGATTTCGTCTATACCGACGCGGACGGGCGCACCGTCGTGGAGGACGTGAAGGGCTTCCGCACGAAGGAGTACCTCATCCGCCGCAAGCTGATGCTGTTCCGCTACGGCATCCGCATTCAGGAAGTGGAGGCGTAAACGATGCTGACGACCATTGACCGCTCCAAGCTGGCGCTCTGCCCGCTGTGCAGTATGCCCGCCATCATGGAGAACCCGTATGTGCGCGAGGATGCGCTGTGGATTCGGTGCAAGAGTTGTGGATTTCACGCCTGCGTCTTCAAGGACGAGGCGACCGCGCGGAAGCGGGAGGGGACGGAAAATGAGCAGCCGGAACGAGCGCCCCAAGCAGGTTGACCGGATTCTGGACTACATGCGCCGCTACGGGTCAATCACCACGCTGGACGCGATGCTTGACCTCGGCATCCTGCGCCTTGCAAGCCGCATCAGCGAGCTGAAGAAGGCGGGTGTCCCCATCCGGCGGGACTGGGCGAAGGTCACAAACCGCCACGGGGAAACGTGCAACGTACTGCGCTACAGCCTCGATGGCAGCCTTGCCGTCATTCCCGATAAGCCCAGCGGCGAAGAATAAGGGGGCAGCACCATGCCAATTGTCAACTATGTGCGGGAACATATGCGGTTCATCGAATATGCGTCTGATGAAGGACTTTCGTCCGGAGAACGCCTTGTGTGGTATGCGCTGATGCACATCATCAACGGACGCGCACAAGGGAGCATCTGGCCGGAGGGGTTCATCCGCATTGCGAATGACCGGCTTCTCGCACTCTGCCCCATGCAGCTGGGCGCCGTCATCATGGCGCGGAACAGCCTCAAGCAGCGCGGCTTAATTGACTTCATCCCCGGCAGCAGGAACAAACGCGCCCCCGCCTACAAAATCAATTTCTTCTCCCCCGAATTTCCGCCTGATTCCCCCGGCAAAGCGGAGAAAATGCAAAGTTACTGCGAAAATCGGAGTAACTACAATAATAACATGGGGAGTAACTACGATAATAACATAGGGGGTAACAACGGTAACATAGTACCAAACTATACGGAAAGAGAATACCAAACAAGGAAAACGGGTTACCCAGAAGAAGAGAATGAGGAATACACCGAAGCGGAACGCGCGTGTACGGGCGGGCGCGCGCGCGATAAGCAAATTGCCGCCATCTGGCGGTCTGATTTCGGTGCGATTCCCGCCCCGGCGCAGGTGCAGCGGCTCTCCACCGCGGCGGATGTGCTGCAAATGCCGCTGACAGTGCTGCGCGAAGCCGTCCGGTGCGCTGCCGTGACGGGCGCAAAGTCCCCGATGGCGTATGTGCTGACACTCCTGCAAGACTGGCACTATGCGGGCGTTCGGACGGCGGATGAGGTGGGCGAATATGCCTATCTGCGCGACGTGGTGGAGGGCAGGCAGCCCGGCAACCGCGAAAAAGCACAGCAGGCGCTGGCACAGATGCGCCTCCGCCATCAGCAGATGCCGGAGGGCAGCGAGGAAGGGGCTGACGGCTGATGCAAGCAAACGACATGACAACGGAGCAGCTGATTCGCTACTTCCGGTGCATGGGCAGCGCGAACGCGGTCTGCCGCGAACATCAGCGCGGCCCGGATTGCCCGTATTACGTTCCGCAGAGCTACAACGTGCGCTTCCGTGACGCGGCGATGGAAATTGCCAATCGGCTGGAAGCAGCACTGAACCGTGGAGGACAAGCAACATGATCAACCAATCCCCCTGCACCGACCCGCTCTACCCCTGCACGGCGCTGACGCTGGCGGAAAAGAGTGCCGCGTTGGACAGCCTGACGCGCCTGCTCCACCGCCAGCCGATGCTCCTTGACGAGGCGGAAGCGGTGAAAGCCGCAATCCGCGCCCTGCGCAAGGCGACGACGGTGGATGACTGCCGGGTGCGCCGCATCCCTGTGTACGGCATGGGACGAGCGAGCGGCGCGGCGTATTCCCAGCGCGGCGACGACTATCTGCTCGAAGCCCAGCGCGTGGCGGAAGAGAATCCGCCGAATGCGTCAGATATGCCGGAGAACGCCCCGAAGAATCCGCCGGAGACGGTGGAGGAAGCCGAAAATCCGCCGAAAGTGCCGCCGAAAAAGCGAAACAGCGGCTGGCGGTGCTGACAGGCGATTCAGGAGGGGCGGACGATGCGGGCAAAAGAGTATCTGTCGCAGGTGCGTTATCTCGACGAGCGGATCACCTGCAAGCTGGCGGACGCGGCGCGATTGCAGGACATGGCGACGCGCATCACGCCCGTCCTGCGGGAAGACGGCGTATCCGGGGGCGGCGGCGCGCCGGATCGTCTGGCGGACGCGGTGGCGAGAATCGTTGACCTGAAAGCCGAAATCAACCGGGATATTGACCGCCTGGTGGACAAGAAGCGCGACATCGCGGCGAAGCTGGGCAAATTGACCGACCGGCGGTATTACGCGGTGCTTTTCCGGCAGTATCTGCTGTTTGAGACGTTCGAGAAGATTTCCTGCGAGATGAACTACTCGTGGCGGCACGTCTGCTCCCTGCATGGGCAGGCGCTGGAGGCGTTTCAAAAGGTGCTGGACGCGGAAAAAGACGCTTGATGCGGCGCGGAGGTGAGAAAAATGGCGATAATCGGCGTGCTGTGTCTGCTGGCAGCGGTGGTCTGTGTGGCTTGCACGATGGTATTTCAATCCACGCTCCCCACACGGGGAGCGACTATGGGTATACGACATTGGCAACAGTGTGCGATATTTTTCAATCCCCCCCCACGCGGGGAGCGACCCGCGCTTACGCGTTTTCTTCCGTAGCCTTGCCGGAATCCGCGTGTTCTTCCAACTTGAGGGGAACTTTTCGCCCGGTGGAGGCTCACGGCACGAGCAAATCCACCGGGATTTCCAGCGCGGCGGCAACGGTGCGCATCCGCTCCAGCGGCACGGACTGCTTGCCGTACTCCCACAGCTGCACGACACGTTCAGCGCTTGCGCCGGTGTAGCCGCACATTTCACCAAGGGCGCGCTGGGTCAGTCCGCGCTCCTTGCGCTTGCTCTTGATGAGGGCAGGGATGCTTTCGACAGGGGGATTAGACGGGGTGTAACACATGATGATGCTCCTTTCACTTTTTGTTCTGTGTCATTCTGATATGCGCGGCAGCCGCGAAGCAAATCACGGCGAGGACGCTGAAAACAACGGCGATACCAAGCAAGATTTGAACCATTGCAATTCCCGGTGGTCTGTGCTATAATCAGGGCGTGGAGGAGAGGGCACGAACCCTCCCCTCCGGGAACTCACTTCAGGGCTTCAATCAACGCTGCGAGGGCCGTAACCAGCAACGCGATGCCGCTGAAGAGCTTCCCAAGCGCTTCAAGCCTTTCGGCTTGGGCGCTTTTCTTTTTGCCCTTCTTGCTCACCGGGCTTCACCTCCTTTCCTCTTCTATTATATCACAATAAACTCATTGTGTCAATAGGCAAATCAAAGAAATTTTGCAATTTTTCATCACTTATTTTCAGAAGCTCGCGCCCTGCTTTCCGAGCCGCTCGCGGCATCACATCATAGAATATCATAGTATTTCATATTGCCCCCGTGCTATACTGCACATGGAAACCTCCAATCACCTCACCCGACGGACGCGCCAGTCTCCGCCGGGTATTTTTGTGCCCCAAATTCGCTGTGCCCCGCGTGTGGAGGCGCAATTCCTCATTCCGCATTCCAGAAAGGATGGTGGACTTGGCTGGACTGACCGAGAAACAACGCCGCTTCTGCGACGAGTACCTGATTGACCTGAACGCGACGCAAGCCGCCATCCGTGCCGGATATTCCCCGAAAACGGCAGCGACAATTGCGGCAGAAAACCTCACAAAACCTAAGGTGACTGAAAACATCAAAAAGCGCATGGACGAAAAGGAAGATGCGCTGATTGCCAAGCAGGACGAAGTGCTGAAATACCTGACGGCGGTGATGCGCCGGGAGATGAAGGAGTCTGTCGTCGTAACGTGCATGGAGGAGAAGACGGAAGTCATCCCCGGCGAGGGCGGCGGCAAGCCCACCCGGCGCACGACGAAGAAGGAAGAACCGAAGGTCGTCGAGATTCCGGCGCGGCTGTGCGACGCGAACAAGGCGGCGGAGCTGCTGGGCAAGCGATACGGGCTGTTCACGGACAGGGTGGATGTGTCGGGCAGCCTGCCGGTGATTCTGGCGGGAGAGGATGCGCTTGACGACTAATCAGCCGCGAATCTACCTGCCGGATGTCGTCGGGCGTGGCTACGGCGCATTCTGGCGCTTCACGGGGCGCTACCGCGTGTGCAAAGGCAGCCGCGCAAGCAAGAAAAGCACCACGACGGCGCTGAATTTCATCTATCGGATGATGAAGTACCCCGGCGCAAACCTGCTGGTCATCCGCAAAACGTACCGCACCTTGCGCGACAGCTGCTTCACACAGCTTCTCTGGGCGATTCACCGTCTGCAAGTGGAGGCGTTCTGGAGCTGGAAGGAAAGCCCGCTGGAAATCACCTATAAGCCGACGGGGCAGAAAATCTACTTTCGCGGCATGGATGATCCATTGAAATTAACCTCCATCACCGCGCAGAGCGGCGTGCTATGCTGGGTGTGGATTGAAGAAGCCTACGAGATCATGAACGAGAGCGACTTCAACACACTGGATGAATCCATTCGCGGCGAATGCGCACCGCCGCTGTTCAAGCAAATCACGCTGACGTTCAACCCGTGGAATCAGAAGCACTGGCTGAAAGCGCGCTTTTTCGACGTAGAAGACCCGGACATCCTCGCCATCACAACGAACTACCAGTGCAACGAGTGGCTGGACAAGCAGGATTTACGCCTGTTTGAGCGGATGAAAGCGACGAACCCGCGCCGCTACGCCGTGGCTGGCTTAGGACAGTGGGGCGTGGTCGAAGGCTTGATATACGAGCACTGGCAGGAATCCCCGTTCGACCCGGCGGAAATCAGCCGGACGGGCAAGCTGGAATCCGTGTTCGGGCTGGACTTCGGCTTCACCAACGACCCGACGGCGCTGTTCTGCGGATTGCTGGACATTCCGGCGCGCCGCCTGTACGTCTTTGACGAGCTGTACGAACGGGGGCTGACGAACGACATGATTGCCAAGCGTGTGACGGCGATGGGCTACGGCAAAGTGAGCATCACCGCCGACGGCGCAGAGCCGAAATCCATTGCCGAGCTGCGCGGCATGGGCTTGCGCGTACACAGCGCGGCGAAAGGCGCGGACAGCATCCGCAGCGGCATCCAGTGGATTCAAAATCTCGAAATCATCATCCACCCGCGCTGCATAAACTTCCTGACGGAAATCAGCAATTACACATGGGACAAAGACAAGTTCGGCAAGATGCTCGACAGCCCCATTGACGACTTCAACCACCTGATGGACGCCATGCGGTATGGGCTGGAAAAGTTCATTGTGGGGAAAAAGTGGACGTATTGATGGAGGACGAATGCGCAAGAGCGAGAAGGAAGCCCTGCAAGCCATGCTGGATGATGAGCAAGAGACCATCAAGGCACTGGAAAAGGCGTACCAGCGGGCGATTCGGCGCATTGACAACCACATTCGCATCCTCGAAAGCGACGAGATGACGCAATCGAAAATCTACCAGAAGCGTTATCAGGAGGCGATGAAAGCCCAAATCAGCGCCGCGCTGGACGAACTGCACAAGAAAAGCAATCAGACCATCGAAGAATACCTGACGCGCAGCTATCAGCACGGCTACGTCGGCACAATGTACAGCCTGCACAAGCAGGGAATGCCGATTCTCGCCCCCATTGACCAGCGCGCCGTCACCCGCGCCATCCGCACGGACAGCAAGCTCAGCGGGCGGCTGTACGGTGAACTCGGCGTGGATATGCGCAAGCTGAAAAAGACGATTCGCCGGGAGATTTCCGTCGGCATCTCCATCGGCAGCGATTACAGCTTCATTGCACGTCAGGTGCAGATTTCTTCCGGCATTCCGCTCAAACGCGCCAAAACCATCGTCCGCACCGAGGGACACCGCATTCAGCAGCAATCCGCCGACGATGCGCGCAACGCCGCCAAAGCGCAAGGCTGCCAAGTCGTCAAGCAGTGGGATGCCGTGCTGGATGGCAACACGCGCACGGATCACCGCGTGCTGGACGGGCAAATTCGCGAAGTCGGCGAACCGTTCGAGATAGACGGCAAGAAAGCCGAATACCCCGGCGCATTCGGGCGACCCGAAGAGGACTGCAACTGCCGGTGCGTGGCGCTGACAAGGGCGAAGTGGGCGCTGAATGCGGACGAGTTGCAGACCATGAAGGACAGGGCGCAGTTTTTCGGGCTGGACAAGGCGAAGGGGTTCAGGGAGTTTGAGGAGAAGTATGTCAGAGCATCAGAAACCTTGAAAAGCCAAGCGAAAAGTGGTATAATGCACATGGAAGCAAACTATGTGAGTAAAAAAAGTTTTGTTATTCATCAAGACAAAATTCAGAAATACTTTCTGCTTCCCGGCGCAAAGCATTGCCAAGAGTTTCTTGACGCAGGTTACAGTTCCGACCCTCAAACGATAGAAATGGAATCACTGCGATTGGCATCCGACATCGAGGCGTTCTATGATTTGAGCAAGGTGTTCGACTTCAAGCAGCAACCCAATGGCAGTTACCGCTTTAGCCTGTATGCTTATTTGGGGTTAGGCGAGAAGAAAAGATTCCGAACTGTTTGGGCGAAGGATAGCCCAGATGCTATGCCACGCCTAATTACAGCGCATAGGGAGTGATGGACATGCTGGAACTCTACGACCGTGTTCGCATATTGAGTAACGGTGTAACGGGGCAGATTGTGGACATTTGCGGAAGTGGCGATTCGGCACGTTTTGTCGTGGAAAGCGATGCAGAGAACGTGGACGAAACAGCAGACTACCCTTGCAAGTGGTCGCTGTACGACTGCCAAGAAGACGAACTGGAAAAGATAGAAACAGAATGAGCATCAGAAGCTATTGCGGCAAGAAAGTCCTGATTACAGCGGACGAGCAGGAGAAGTTCGCGGGCGTTGTGGTGGATTATGTGTTTCCCGAAGATAACAATTCAGAGGGAGAGAGCATCATCATCCGCAGCATAGACGGGTAGCTGATAGAGTTCCGCCCAGAAGAAATCAAGACAATCGAAGAAATTCGCTAAAAGCACCCTGCACACGCACGGTGCTTTTTTGATACCCCAAATTCACCACCAAGGAGGACGACACCCGATGACAGACGGAGAAAGACTGACGGCGATTCTTGCGCAGTACGCAATCCCGTGCGAGAAGGTCAGCTTCCGCGGCAAGCTGGACGCGCTGGCGGCAGGGCTGGGCATCTAGACGCAAGGGCGGCTGATGGGCGACGTGCTGGATGACATTGCCGCCAAGATGGGTGTGAAGCGCGACAACCGCCTCTATGGCGCGTTCATCCGCAAGCTGTACGAGGACGTGACCAGCGGCGAGGACGCGACGCTTTCCGGCAATCCGCTGACGCTGACGGAGTGCATCGGTGGGAAACCGCTTGGTGCACTGCGCGTCTGGGGCAAAAGCACGCAGAACGGCGTGCCGCTCCCGACTGCGCCCGTGCCGATTGTCAGCGCGGGCGACGGCGGAACGGTGACGGTCACGGTGTCGGACGGCGCGAACGAATCGCAGACGCTGACGCTGCAAACGCCGAATGCGCTGCCGGGCATCCCGGTCACATCCGGCGGGAACTACACGGATGAGAACGGGCAGCAGTGGGTGTGCGATGAGGTGGACTTGGCGCGCGGGGTGCGCGTGCAGCGCATCACCAAATTCAAGCTGACATCTTCGATGAGATGGACGAAGGCTGGAAACAATGTTGACCGCTATTTTTGCACGTTCGCCAGAATCAATACAGCAGGAGTGCTCTGCACGCATTTCAGTGCTGCCATCAACGGTGAAACCGTAGGCGGCATTGCTACAAGCAACGGCACCACCATCGGTTTCGCTTACGCGGAAAAGGGTACGACGACCGTTTCCGACTTCAAAGCATTCCTTGATGCGAACGATGTATATGTGTGGACATCGCTTGCAACACCCGTCGAAACCGCCCTTTCATCCGCCGAAATCGCCGCGTACAAGGCGCTGACCACCTACGCCCCGACGACCGTCATCAGCGCAAACGGCGTGTCGGGGCTGAAAGCAACCTACAAGCGCAGCAGGGCAACAAAAAGCACCTGAAAGGGGTGATTGACATGCTGACAATTTCCGAAATCAAGGCGTTCATTGATAACGACGCATCTTCCGACAAAAAGCGGTTTGCGCGGGTCGGTCAAAAGTATTACGAGGGCGACCACGACATCCGAAAGTATCGGCTGTATTTCATCAATGCGGACGGTGATTTGCAGGAGGACACGACCCGCAGTAACATCAAAATCAGCCACCCGTTCTTCACGGAGCTGGTCGATCAGGAAGTGCAGTATATGCTTTCCGGCAAAGACGCTTTCGTCAAGTCAGACCTGCCGGAGCTGCAAGACGAACTGGACGCCTACTTCAACGACAATGAGAACTTCATCGCGGAGCTTTACGAGGTCATCACGGGCGCGGTGGCAAAGGGCTTTGAATACATGTACGCCTACAAGGACGCAGAGGGGCATACCTGCTTCCAGTCTGCGGACAGCTTGGGCGTGGTGGAAGTCCGGGCGAAGGATACGGACGACGGCTGCGAGTACGTCATCTATTGGTATGTGGAGCGCATCGGCAAGGACAACAAAGCAATCAAGCGCATTCAGGTATGGGACGATAAGCAGACCTATTTCTTCTGCCAAGTTGACGATGGTGACATTGTGCCGGATGATTCCGCACCCATCAACCCGCGCCCGCACACCATCTGGCATAAGACGGGCGATGCAAGCACCTACTTTGACGGCTTCGGTTTCATCCCCTTCTTCCGTCTGGACAACTGCAAGAAACAATTTTCCGGGCTGAAAACCATTAAAGACCTGATTGACGACTACGACCTCATGAGTTGCGGACTGTCTAACAACATTCAGGACGCGAATGAAGTGCTTTATGTAGTCAAGGGCTTCCAAGGGGACAATCTCGACGAGCTGATGACCAACATCAAGGCAAAGAAGCACATCGGCATCCCTGACACGGGCGGCGACGTAGACATCCGCACGATTGACATCCCCTATCAGGCACGGCAGGCGAAGCTCGACCTCGACGAGAAAAACATCTACCGCTTCGGCATGGGCTTCAACTCTGCACAGCTCGGCGATGGTAACATCACGAACGTGGTCATCAAGTCCCGGTATGCGCTGCTGGACTTGAAGTGCAACAAGCTGGAAATCCGTCTGAAACAGTTCATGCGGCGGCTGCTGAAAATCGTGCTGAAAGAAATCAACGACGAGAACGGCACGGACTACCAGATGAAGGACGTGTATTTCGACTTTGAGCGCGAAGTCATGACGAATGCGCAGGACAACGCACAAATTGAGCTGACGGACGCGCAGAAACAGCAGGTGCAAGTGACTACCCTGCTCAACCTTGCGACACTGCTTGACAACGAGACGCTGATGGAAAACATCTGCGAAGTTCTCGACCTTGACTACACTGAAATTCAAGACAAGCTGCCGAAGCAGGAGGACACAGACCTCTATCCGGCGCGTGATGCGCTGGACGGCATCCAGCCGGAGGACGACACAGGCGGCGTGGGGTGATGTAAGTGCTGAAACGTGAGAAAGAAGTCTTTCAAGCACTTTTGAACGACGAGGAAGCAGTCATCAAGGACTTGGAAAAATCCTATGCGCGGGCGCTGCGGGACATCGAGACGAAAATCAAGATTCTTCAAGCGGACGAAATGACGCAATCGAAGATATACCAAGTCCAGTACCAGAAGGCGCTCAAAGCCCAGATTGAGGGCATCATGGAGAAGCTGCACGGCGACAACTACACGTCAGTGCAGCAATATCTCAATGAGTGCTACAAAAAGAGCTTTGTCGGCACGATGTACGCGCTGCACGGGCAGGGTATGCCAGTACTCGCTCCCATTGACCAAGACGCGGCAGTTCGCGCTGTGATGCTGGACAGCCATATTTCCGGCAGCCTGTATGAGGCAATGGGTGTCGATACAAAAAAGCTGAAGCAGGCAATCCGCCGGGAGATTTCGACCGGGATTTCCACCGGGGCATCCTACGATGACATTGCCCGAAACCTGCGCTTTGCCACCAATGCGCCGCTGGCAAGGACAAAGACCATCGTCCGCACAGAAGGACACCGGGTGCAGCAGGCTTCTGCCGCTGATGCGCGGAATGAAGCGAAGAAGCAGGGCTGCGACGTGCTGAAACAGTGGGACAGCACCCTTGACGGCAACACCCGCCCAACGCATCGGGAGCTTGACGGGCAGATCAGGGAGACGGACGAGCCTTTCGAGGTGGACGGCAAGAAAGCTGACCGCCCCGGTGAGTTCGGACGCCCAGAAGAGGACATCAATTGCCGCTGTGTCGCGCTGACACGCGCACGGTGGGGGCTGGATGAATCCGAGCTGCAAACGATGAAGGACAGGGCGAAGTTCTTCGAGCTGGACAAGACAAAAAATTTTCAGGAATTTTCAGAAAAATACTTGAAAATTCCCGAAAAAACGGATACAATAGCCGCGGGAGTGCTACCACAACCGATTGAATCAACCGAAAAGCACTACAAAGAGTTGCTTGATTCCTTGAAACAGATAAGTTCAAACGGCAACTTAGTGTATAACCCGGTTATGAACCAGTCAAACGCACTTTCAGAAAGTGAAATCATTAGTGCGTTGGCTGGCGGCGACAGAACAAGCGGTTCCTGCGCTTCCGTAGGTCTTGCCTACATTGGGCAAAAACAAGGCTGGAATGTTCTTGATTTTAGAGATGGAGAAAGCAGACGCTTCTTCGCAAGTTCGTACAACCTTCGTACATTGTCCATGGCTGACGGCTTAAAAGTTCTTCGAGCGGAGGGCGCTTCTTCGATAACTGTTGGCAATAGGCTGCTGAAAATGTGCGAAAACGGCAAAGAATACTATTTGTCCGTTGGAAGGCACGCCGCTATTGTCAGAAAAACGGATGACGGAATTCTTCAGTATTTGGAATTGCAATCAAGCAGTAGATCGGGATGGATAAATTTCAATGGAAATCCCAGATATACGTTGAAGAATAGATTCGGTTGTTCTCAAACTTCCGGCTCTTCGGCAAACTATGATTTTATGATCGACTTGGATGATAGCGATTTTGAAACGGATGATTTCAGGTCATTGCTGGGATATATCAACACGACGGAAAATGAGCAAAGGAAGGGTTCAAATGGCACGATTAAATAATTATTTCAAAAACAACCCTGAAGATGCTATCTGGTGGGTTGATAATTCCGAAGATGCCAAGGGCGAATGGATTTTCACTTTCGACAAAAAGACCCATTTTAATATGTTTGAAGATTATCCCGACAAACTGACATCGGAACAGAAAAAAATCTTTGACGCGGAAAACCCATATTGGGCTGAATTTTTCAGCGATAGGAATTAAGCATAAAAAGCACCCTGCACCCCGCACGGTGCTTTTTTGATGCACTGAACTTGCACATAATTGCGTGCAAATTACAACTTACCGTCAACTTGCAAGCGCTTGATTTTCCTACATTTGCTGGCTTTTGGGTCGGCAAAATTGCAACTTAACTTAGGACAAACTTGGGACAAACATCATCTTGCGAAAAGCAGCCGCACACCCGTGCAGGCTGTTTTTTAATACATCCAAAAAGGAGTGGTATCATGGACATCTCTACCATGGGAACGGTGCTGGCGATTGTGATCATCACCTACCTGATCGGACTGCTCTGCAAGACCATCAGCGCCATCAAGGACGAACTGATTCCCGTCATTGTGGGCGCAGTCGGCGGTCTGCTGGGCATCGTCGGCATGTACGTCATCCCGGATTTCCCGGCGCACGACGTGCTGAACGCAGTGGCGGTCGGCATTGTGTCCGGTCTGGCTTCTACGGGCGTGAATCAGGTATATAAGCAGCTCGCCACCAAGGGTGACGCTGACGTTGACCCCGGCGGTGATTACTGATGGCGAAGACGGTCAACGTTCTTGATGTGATTGCCCTTTTCCGGCAGGCATACGCGGAAAAGTGGGGGTACATCTGGGGCGGCACGGGGCAGATTCACACACAGAAGGCGCAGGACAATGCCACCCGCGCACAGACGAAGCGGTACGGTCAGAAGTGGGTCGGACGCCGCGTCGCAGACTGCTCCGGGCTTTTCTACTGGGCATATAAGCAGCTCGGAGGGTACATGTACCACGGGAGCAACACCATGTGGAACAAGTACAGCAAAGCCAAGGGCAAACTGCAAAACGGCAGGCGCACGGACGGGCAAGCACTGAAACCGGGAAGCGCAGTCTTCCTTGTCAAAGGCAATGACCGCCACCATGTCGGGCTGTACGTCGGCGATGGCGAGGTCATCGAGGCAAAAGGCACGGCTTACGGCGTGGTCGAGAGCAAAATCACCCGCTGGAACGAGTGGGCGGAGCTGACCAGCACGGCTTACGCCGCTGATTCGTCCGCTGATGCGCCTGATTCGCCCGCTGACGTGCCTGTCACGCCCGCCCCGACCGAGAACCCGGCGGATGCCGGAGACGGCGCAAGCCCCCTTCTCGTCCTCAGGAACGGCAGCAGAGGGACGCAGGTCAAAGTCCTGCAATACCTGTTGATTGACGCGGGATTCGACTGCGACAAGGTGGACGGCATCGTCGGAAAGAATACCGTCGCGGCAGTCAAGGCATTCCAGACCGCGCACAGTTTGACCGCGGACGGCATCGTCGGCGCGAAGACGTGGGCGAAGCTACTTGCATAACGGCACAACGGCGCACCTGCCCCACGCGGACGGGTGCGCTTTTGTATGCGTCAGCGATGACGTAAAACACCGATTTTTCACGGGATGCGACCCCGTATAAAAGCATAGAAAAATGAAAGGCGGAAACAAACATGACCATTGCAGAAATCTTGAAGGCGAACGGCGTCGATGACAATGCTGCCAAGACTATTCTTGACGCGATGAAGGAGAACAAAATCTATACCGCGTCGGAGGAAAACCTCGACATCCGCTACGGCAAGCTGAAGGGCGACCATGAGGGCGTCACGAAGCAGCTTGCGGAGGCAAATAGCCTGATTGAAGAGCTGAAAAAGTCCAACAAGGGCAATGAAGGCTTGCAAGAGAAGGTGGCGGCATATGAGACGCAGGTGCAGCAGCTCAAAGCAGAACTGGAACAGACGCGCATTGATGCGGCAGTCAAGGTCGGTCTGCTGGACAGCAAAGCCCTCGATGTGGACTATCTGACCTTTAAGCTCAAAGCCAAGGGCGATGCGCTGACCCTGGACGAGAACGGCAAAATCAAAGGTTGGGACGATAAGCTGGCGGCACTCAAAACGCAATTTCCGCAGCAGTTTGAAGCCAGCGGCAAGAAGAACATCATCGAGAACCGTCTGCCGGATCAGGAGGGACACGCGCCGCTCAGCCGGAGCGAGATTCTCAAGAAGCCATACGAAGAGCGGCAGAAGATTTTCGAGGAGAACCCCGAAGCCTTCCGCGCGGCGATGGCAGAACAGTGACCTATTTGGTGACGTCACCAAAATGGTACAGACCATTTTCGTGAGGTCACGAAAATGATAATGAGGAGGAAAAAATAAATGGCAGTTACCAAGCTGAACAACCTGATTAACCCCGAAGTAATGGGCGCGATGATTGGCGCGAAGATTGACGCGCAGCTGAAGCTGACCCCCTATGCGAAGGTGGACACGACGCTGGTGGGCGTTCCGGGCGACACCAAGACCGTGCCGAGCTGGAACTACATCGGCGACGCGGAGGACGTGGCAGAAGGCGCGGAGGTGGGTCTGTCCACCCTGAAGGCTTCCAGTACGACCTTCACCATCAAGAAGGCGATGAAGGCTGTCGGCATCACGCAGGAAGCCGTCAACAGCGGTCTGGGCAACCCGATTGCGCAGGCGGAAACCCAGCTTGCCAAGGCGATTGCGGGCAAGGTGGACAACGACGTACTGGATGCGGTGTACACGGGCAAGAACGTCTACGCGGCTTCCACCCTTGCGGCGATTGCCTATGGCGGACTGGTGGACGCGATTGCCAAGTTCGAGGACGAAGAGGACGGCATCGACAAAGTGATTTTCATCCACCCGGCGCAGGAAGCGACGCTGCTGAAGGACAGCGACTTCCTCTCTGCTGACAAGTTCACAGCGGGCGTGGCGGTGAACGGCGCGATTGGCAAGATTGCTGGCGCGTGGGTCAAGAAGTCCAAGAAGGTTAAGCATATCGAGTATGAGAAGGCGTCTGGCGGCACTTTCACCATCACCGACGAAAGCACCGCCGAAGACGCAAGCCACAAGAAGCTGTCCACCGTGCAGCCTCTTTGCGCCGCCGTGCTGAAGATTGGCGACACGGTGAACGCGGTTACGACGGCGAATCAGTACTACCTCTGCCCGATTATCAAGCTCGAACCCGATTCCCCCGAAACCGAGTACACCGAGGACGAGCTGCCCGCCGTGACCATCTTCCTGAAGAAGGACATTCAGGTGGACGCGGAATGGCTGCCGAAGAAGCAGCAGACCGACGTGACGGCGGCGAAGTATTACGGCGTGGCGCTGACCAACAGCGCGAAGGTCGTGCTGGCGAAGTTCAAGAAGTGATGAAAGGAGGGGGCAAGTGTCATGCTGATGACGGTGGAGGAGCTGCGGAAGCAAATCACCACAGATGCAGATGACGCGCTGCTGGCGGCGAAACTGCGCGGCTTTGAGCTGCTGATTCGCGCCTACACGAACAACAACTTCCAGCGCAGGAGCGAACGCTGGACGGGTGACGTCGTGGGACGCACCTTTATGGGGGAAGCGCTTGTCCCCTTCTCCGCCGGCGATACGGTGCAGGTGACTTTCTCCCTGTACAATGACGGGCTGTACACCGTCGAAAGCGCGGATGAACTCGCCTTCACGGTCTCAGAGCGCGGCTTGAAGGACGAAATCGACGTGACGGCGACGCTTGTGCGCTATCCCGACGATGTGAAGATGGGCGTCGCGAACCTGCTGAAGTGGGAACTGGACAATCGAAACAAGGTCGGCGTGGCATCGGAGACGATTTCCCGACACGCCGTCACCTACTTCGACCTGACGGGCGAGAACGCCGTCATGGGCTTCCCCAAGGCGCTCATGGGTTTCCTCACGCCTTACATGAAGGCACGATTCGGGCAAGGGGTGGACAAGGTATGAAGGGCATCGGCGGCAACGTGACAGCCATCATCCAGACCAGCGAAACGGCGGCAAACGAAATCGGCGAACAGGTGCAGCACTGGACGGACGCGGCGACGCTTTCCGGCTGGCTCGACCTGTCCGGCGGCGACAGCAAATACAGCGTGTACAACGCCAAGGTGCAGGACAGCACGCACGTCTTTGTGGCGGATTATCAGGCGCTCCCGGCAGACCTCACGGCGGAAAACAGCCGCCTTGTCTGCCGGGGAAAGCGCTACGATGTGCTGCTGATTGACAATCCGATGGAGATGGGCAGCGGCTCACAGCTGGAAATCTACCTGAAATACACAGGAGGCGACAGCAATGCCGGTTGAATTTCGGGATTACAGCATGAAAGTCAGCGCGCAGATGAAGGACGCGGCAAAACGCTTCCTCATCGAGGCTGCGCACGAGGTGACCAGCCAGACCATCCGCACCACGCCCACGAAGAAGACGCAGCTTCGCGACTCATGGAGCAATTCGGTCGATGAAAGCGCCATGACCGCGCAGATTGGCAGCCCGCTGGAGGAATCGTTCTGGAACGAGTTCGGCACGGGCAGCCACGCCATCCACGGCGACGGGCGCAAAGGCTGGTGGGTGTACATCGAGGGGCAGCCGCGGGGCGAGAAGAACTCGCGCGTGTACGACAGCCAGCAGGAGGCGGAGGAAGCCGTCCAGTACCTCAGGAGCCAAGGGCTTCCTGCCGTCGCCACCAATGGCGAGGACGCGCATCTGACACTCCAGAAGGCATTCGCGGCGAAGCAGAACACCATCATCCGCATGGCGGAAACGATTCTTGGGGAGGAAATGAAATGACGCAGGAGGCGCTTTCCATCCTCCGCGCGACGATGGCGGATATGCACTTGCCATACGCGCTGGGGCAGTACCGCGCAGCCCCGCTGCCGGAAACGTATTTCGTCGGGCAGTGGGTGGACGCGGAGAGCTTCACCGAGGACGGGCGCACGGACAGCACGATGACCCTGCTGGGCTACAGCCGCGCGGGTCTTGATGCCCTGCTGGCGGCGTCAAAGGCGATTCAGGCGCGCTTCCCGGCGTATGGCTGGACGTGCATCACGGATAGCGGGTCAGGGCTTGCAATTTTTTTCGCGGGTGCGTCGTTCTTGCCGGATATTGACGGCGCGGCACGGCGCATCAGCATCAATCTGAACATCAAAGAATGGAGTGTGGACGAAACATGAAGGAAGGCAGAAGCGGCGCGACGAGCACCACGCCCAAGAGCATCGTATTCGGTGCGGGCACGATTCACAAGGGGCTGAAGTACGAGGGCGCGGCGTGGAATTTCACCGATTCGCTTGTCGGCGCAACGTCCGGCGGCTCGAAGGTGTCGATTAAGCCGGAAATCACGAAGGTGGAAGTGGACGGCGTGTATGTGAACACGAAGGAGCTGTCCATCAAGACCGGCGGCACGGCGACGATGGAAGTTAGCTTCATTGAGCTGACGGAGGACGTCTTGACGGCGGCGACGCTGGGCAAGAGCGCGGCGGCGACGACCGACACGCGCTTCAACCTCATCGAGGACAAGGCGGACATCGCCGTGGGCGATTACTGGGAGAACATCGCCTTTGTCGGCAAAACACTGGATGGGCGCAACATCATCGCGATTCTGGACAATGCGCTGTGCACGTCCGGCTTTGAGAACGACAACAAGAGCAAGCAAGGCACGGTCGGGACGTACACGTTCGAGTGCTATGCCGGTTTGGACGGCGACGGCGAGACGCTGCCGTGGCACATCTACTATCCGAACGACACCTACGCTGCGTAAGCGCAGACCGACGCCAACACCGCCGTGGTGACGGCGCAAATCAGCAGAATAATCAACCACAGGGAGAAAGGCACATCGCTTTTCTCCCCTTTTCTATCAAAAGGAGGAATCACGATGGAAAATGAAGCCTTAACCCTGCGCCGCCTGTGCGCGGACGACCTCTTCACGATGATGCGCATCCTGTCCCAAATCGGCGTGAACGACCTGCGCAGCGTCATGCCGACCAAGACCGCCATCCAGCGGGTGCGCGAGGGCAGCGAGAGCGCGGAGAGCCTCGGCGTGACCGTCGCGCTGATGCTTGCGGACAAGCTGCTGGCGCGCCTGCCGGACTGCAAGGCGGAAATCTACACCCTGCTGGCGGATTTGAGCGGCAAAACGCCCGCCGAAATCGCTGCGCTGGACATGGGTGTGTTCGCTGAGGCGGTATTCACCCTGATGGTAAGCGAGGATTTCCGCGATTTTTTTACGCGGCTGATGAAGCGCTTGGGGCAGACGAAGTAAAGCTCTTCGACATGCTTTACCGCCGCTACAGCGACCCGATGGCGCTGCTGACCGGAATGCTGCGGCGCGGGAGACTGGCGGACTTCATCCAGCAGTGTGTGCGGATGCACAACGAAGAGACGGAAGAGAAGCTGCTGTGGGAAGTGTGGCTGCACAAATGCTTTGACAAGGGATTCAGCGAATTTCTGCGCGAATACCGCACCCTTGCGCCGGTGGATGCGCCGGACATCACGGCAGAGGACATCCGGCACAGCTGGAATCTGCTCGACGGCTTCACGCCGCCGGGAGAAGGGAGGGAAACGACATGAGCAGTATCTTTGAACTGTTCGGCTCTATCGTGCTGGATACGAGTGGGGCAGAAAAAGCGCTTGCCAAGGTCAGCAAAGCCGGGCAGAAGGTCGGCAGTGTGCTGGGCAAGGGCTTCAAGCTGGCGGGACAAGCGGCGCTGCAAATGGGCAAAGTCATCGGCGCGGGCGTCACGGCAGGCACAGCCGCCATGGGCAAGCTCGTCAGCAGCGCCATGAGCGCCTACGCCAGCTATGAGCAGCTCGAAGGCGGCGTGCAGAAGCTCTTCGGCGACGATGCGCAGAAGCTGGTCATGGAGTACGCGAAAAACGCATACAGAACGGCGGGCTTGTCCGCCAACGAGTACATGGACACGGTGACGAGCTTCTCCGCGAGCCTGATTGCGTCCTTGGGCAAGGACACCGTCGCCGCCGCCGCGTATGCCGACCTTGCCATCACCGACATGGCGGACAACGCGAACACCTTCGGCACCAGCATGGAGGATATTCAGAACGCCTATAAGGGGTTCTCGAAGCAGAACTATACGATGCTGGACAACTTGAAGCTCGGCTACGGCGGCACACAAAAGGAAATGGAGCGGCTGCTGGCGGATGCGTCGAAGCTCTCCGGCGTGAAGTACGACATCAGCAGCTTCGCGGACATTATCGCGGCAATCCACGTCATTCAGGAAAGCCAGAATATTGCCGGGACGACCGCGAAGGAAGCCTCGACGACCATTTCCGGCTCTATCGGCTCGGTCAAGGCGGCGTGGGCGAACCTGCTCTCCGGCTTGGCGGATGGCAATCAGGACATTGACCAGCTTGTCGGCAACCTGACGAACAGCGTAATGACGGCGGTGAACAACATCGTCCCGCGCTTGCAGACGATGGCACCGCGCCTCGTGCAGGCGGTGCAGACGCTTGTCTCGACGCTTGGTCCGCAGCTTCCGGGCATCATCAACACCATCCTGCCAGGCATGGTGGAGGCGGCAACGACGCTCATTACCGGGCTGGCGGACGTGCTGCCGGACTTGCTGGGCAGCATCATTGACGTGCTGCCGAACGTCGTCAAGCAAATCGGCGGTGCGCTCAAGAAGCTGTTCCCGTCGCTGCTGAAGACGTTCAAGAGCCTCATCGGCAAGCTTGACTTCAAGGGGCTGGGAACGGCCATCGGCAGCGGTTTGCGGTCGATTGTGACGAATCTGCCGGACATTATGAAGGGCATCGGCAGCGCCATCAGCTGGGCGTGGGAACACGTTGGCTATCCGCTGATTGCGGGCATTTTCAAGGGCGTGTTCGGCGTTGATTTGCCCGACTGGCCGGACGTGGCGAAGACCATCACGGATTCGTGGAATACCTTCGTGTCAACTGCCGGAGTATTCCTGCGGCTTGTGTTCGGGACAAGCGACGAAAAGCCGACGGAAGAGGAGCTTTCCAAGGCAAAAGAGAACGTTCAGAATTGGTGGAACGGGGTCGTGGAGGCGGTCGGCAACTTCTGCTGTATCGACTTCCATGGCATCGGGCGGAAAGCCAACCTCATGGCGAGAGATATTCAGACATGGTGGAACAGCGTTGCACGGCAAGTCAATTTGGTGCTTGGCTTCACGGTGGAAGGTTCGGACACGCGCACGAGTTCCAGCGGCGCAACCATGGGCGGCGTCGGAAGGGAGTTCCAAGAGAAGACCGACTTCTGGGGCAATCCTGTCAGCAAAGAAACGCAAGACGCCGTGCTGAATGAAGCACTGAAAGGCGCACAAAAAAACATTCTGTACGGGAACACCACGCCTACATTCTTGCAGCCGAAAATCCCCAACACCTACATCGGCGCACCTTCCGCCCATGCTGACGGCGCCATCTTCTCAAAGCCCACCCTCTTTGATACGCACAGCGGCTATCACCTCGTCGGCGAGGCCGGAGCCGAAGCCGTCGCGCCCATCGGCGTGCTGCAAGGGTACGTCAAAAGCGCGGTGGGTGAGGTCGTGGGCGCAAGCATGGAGCGCAAGCTCGACCAGATGCTTGTTGCCCTGCAAAACGGCTTCAGCGGCATGAATCAGCAGCAGATTGTGCTGGATACGGGCGTGCTTGTCGGCGCAACGGCGGGCAAGATGGACAAGCGTCTGGGGCGGATGGCGCTGCGAAAGGGGCGGAACGCATGATTTACGGGGTAACGCTGGGCGGCAAGCACACCTACCGCGATTGGGGCTTGCTGCCGAAAACGCGCCCGACCATCGCGCCGCCGAAGGTGCGCACAAACTATGTGGATGTGCCGGGGCTGGACGGCGCGCTTGACCTGTCCGAAGCGCTGACCGGGCGCGTGGGCTATCAGACACGGGATTTCTCGGCGGAGTTCATCGTCATTGACGCGCGGAACCGCTGGGATGCGCTGTATTCCGAAATACTGGACACCCTGCACGGGCAGCGGGTGCAAATCATCCTCGATGAAGACCCCGGCTACGCCTACACCGGGCGCGTGACCATGAACGCGTTGGAGAGCGACCGCAAGACCGCCACCATCAGCCTGAAAGCCGTCTGCGACCCGTACAAGCTGGAAATCACGGGTTCGCTGGATGATTGGCTGTGGGACACCTTCAACTTTGAGACGGGCATCATCCGCGACTACAAGGCGCTGCCGGTGGATGGCACGCTGACGCTGACGATTCCCGGCACAAGGCGTCCGTGCATCCCGACCATCACGGCCAGCACGGCGATGACGGCGGCATTCGGCAGCAAGGAGTACGCGCTGACGGCGGGCGACAACCGCATCAGCGGCATTTGCATCACCGAGGGCGACAATGTGCTGACCTTCACCGGGAATGGCACGGTATCCATCGACTACCGAGGAGGGAGGCTGTAAATGTACACCATCTATGCGGACGACGCATTGCTGTACTCGCCGGGGGACGAGGAACTTTCCGTCCTCTCCCCCGTGCTGGAAACGCAGTGCAATGCCGCCGGAACGCTCACGTTCGTGCTGCTGCCGGAACACCCGATGTACAGCGCGCTGCACAAAATGCGGACGCGGATTGACGTCCGGCAGGATGACGAAATCATCTGGCGCGGGCGCGTGCTGGAAACCGAAACCGACTTCTACCGCCAGAAGACTGTCACTTGCGAAGGGGAACTAACGTACCTCGTAGACAGCGTTCTGCACCCGTACAAATTGGCGGATTACGACGGCACGGCGGCAGGGCTGTTCCGCCTGTACCTGACGCGGCACAACGAGGCCGTCAGCGAGGCGCAGCAGTTCCAAATCGGCAACGTGGACATCGAGACGCTGTCCAGCGTGGAAAACACGGGCTACGGCAACACCTGGGACGAAATCAGCGGCAACCTCTTAGACATTCACGGCGGCTTCCTGCGCGTCCGCCACGAAGGCGACGTGCGCTATCTGGACTGGACGAAGGAGAGCGGCACGTCCTGCGGGCAAGTCATCCGCTTCGGGGAAAATCTGCTGGACTTGTCCGAGTACGTCTCCGCGTCGGAGGTCGTGACGTGCCTGATTCCCTACGCCGGGCAGGGGGACAGCCAGATCACCATCGCGAGCGTCAATGGCGGCAAGGACTACATCGAGGACGCCGCCGGAATTACCCTCTACGGGCGCATCTGGGGCGTGACGGAGTTCGACACGAAGGACGCAAGTACCCTGCTGGACATGGCGAAGGAGAACCTGCAAAAGCGCCTGAAAGAGAAAATCACCATCACCATCAGCGCGGTAGACCTGCACCTGTTGGATGTGAATGCGGAATCGTTCCGCGTCGGCGACAAGGTGCGCGTCGTCTCCCCTCCCCACGGCATTGACGCGGAATACACCTGCACGGCGATTTTGCTTGACCTCGTGAACCCTGACCAGTCCGAATACACATTCGGCACGCCGGAAACGGGCATGGCAAGCACGACCGCCGCGACGAGCAAAGCGGTGGAGGTCGTCGATTCGTCGGTGGAGTACCTGCGGCAGATTGTCAGCGACCAAAACACGCACCTGCTGCTGTTTGACGGCGTGATTGATGCCTACACGACGAAGGTGGACGACAACACAAAAGCCATCAACACCGTGCAGCTCACATTGAACAGCGTTACTGGGGAACTGACCTCGAAAGTCAGCAAAGACGACCTTGTCTCCACCATCAACCAGACGGCAGGCGCGGTCAAGATTAGCGCGAACTGCATTGATTTAGACGGGTATGTGACGGCGAAGGAGCTGTCCGCCATGAAGGCGGATGTTTCGTGGCTGAAAGGTCTGACGGTGGACGTCGGCATACTGAGAACCGGCACTTTGAGTGCAGGCATCGCTTCGCTGGACGCAGTGACCGCCAACGTGCTCATTCTTGGCGGCACGTCCGCCGCGCCGCACACACTGAAAATCGGCGAATCTTCCTGCACGTTTTTCGCCCCCGAAGACGCAACTTTTGAATTGAGCGACATGCCGGGCTACGATGATGCTCTGGCTGCCGCGAAGAGTGAAGGAGCATCATCGGTACACGTTCAGGCATTGGAGATTGCCGGGCAGAATTATCATTCGTCGAGCAAATACATCGAAGTGAACTTGGACACTACGTTGAGCAACGGAAGCACAGAGGAGGGTCTACTGTCTGTCAACGCTTCCAGCGCATACAACGCAGGAGCAAGCGACGTGGCGATTTCGGAAATCACCTGCGTTGACATCAGCGCCGGGGCTGACACCGGCAGAGTTCGCGTAGTTGTAAAGCTAAGCAACGGAAAAACAAGACAGCAAGTCTTTACGCTTTCGTAAGGAGGGGGAAGCCTATGGAAACCATCACCATCAGCAAGCAAACCGTGCAAGCCGTCATTGACGCGCTGTCCACGGTGGAAATGCGCGGCGCGGGCAACCTGAACGCGCTGCTGGCGTGCATTCAGGTGCTGCAAAAGGCGGTGAATCAGCCGCAGGAGGGGGTGAAACAGGCATGAGCGAAAGCACGAAGGACTTCCAGACGCTGCTGGACACCATTGCGTCGGGCGTGTATGGCAAGGACATCAGAGGGGCGATTCATGACGCGCTGGAAGCTATGAACCAGCGCATCGGCGAGGTCAAACCGCAGACGGGCGGAAAGCAAAAGACGGTCTATTGCTGGGGCGACAGCCTGACCCAAGGCGTCGGCGGCAACGTCAACGGCTGGCATCTCATCAGCTATCCGCAAGTGCTTTCCGAACGGTGCAATGCTGTCAACCTCGGCATCTTGTCTGACAACGTGCCGACAATCATGGCGCGGATGGGTGCGGACGCAATCGTCCTTCCAGCGTGTACAATTCCGGGCAGTTCAAGTGAAAGCGTCGTTGTTGGAAACACAACAGACGGGATGACGCTCGAAAGCGGCAGAATCGGAAAATTGCTCAAATACGGCGACTGCGGAATCAACCCCTGCTATGTAAACGATGTGCCGTGTGTGCTTTTCCGTGATTATGCAAAGGACACGTCTGATGGGCTGAGTATCCGGCTCAGGCGGCTCTACAATGGTCTGCCGGTGGTCGTATCCACAGGAACGAAGCTCATTACCTATGGTGCGAAACACTACAAAGGAAACGGGCTGCACATCTTCTGGATGGGCGCAAACGGCGGTTATGGTTCGGATACGGAAGGCAAAAATCTTGATTTCAGCGACTACGTTGTGCAATTGCAGAAATGCGTCGATTACGTTGCCCCGGCGGATTATCTGATTATCTATGCGAGGGAACGTAAAGGCTATGCTGCTGACGAAGCGGCGGAAGTACAGGAACTGAAGGAAACGTTTAAGGGGCATCTGATCGACTTGCTCCCCCAGCTAAACGATAGAGGACTGCTATACGGTGAAACAAACGTCTGGGACGGGACACTGGTAAAAGGTGTTCCCAAGACGTTGGATAGCGGCGACGGCTGCCATTACAGCTTCTACGGTTACATGGCAATCGGCAAGATTGTCTGGGAGTATGTCGCGCCGCGTCTGCTGAACGCATCCGAGGAAAGCGGCGGGACGGATACTCCTCCGACGGTTGAAAGTGACAGGATTGGCGAACTGGCTTATAAGCTGAAAGCGCCAAAAGTCCTCACAAATGGAAGCAAAGCAATCAATACCGGCTTCAAGCCGTTTGCCGAAGGTGCGGACACATGGACAATCGCAGTGAAATATGCCGACGGATTGACAGCCACTGACGCTTCGCAGTGGGGAACGCTGATGTTCTGTGAAGTGACAAGTAGCAAGACGCAACTGAAAGTCGCTACGCTTAATAGCAGCAAGCAGTTTCCAGAGTGCAATGTTATGTGTAACGCTGGCGGTTTCGGCATCAACGTCGAACAGATGGGTCTGGCCGTGTACAATAGCGGCTATCACACGTTTATCGTGACGAAAAACGGCGACGACTACACCTTCTACCTTGATAATAACAAGATTTACGGCAATAAGCTGACCTATCCGCAGGCAGAAACGGGCGACAAATTGCTGTATGTCGGCGGTTGGGAAAGCGGCTGGGGCATGGTAAGCGGGACGATTATGGACATCAGAATTTACAACAAGTGCATTGACGCTAATACCGTCAGTGAACTGAATGACATTTTCGCCGCATCATAAAAACATGGGGGGACACGCATGAACCTTGACACCATCGTCGTCGCCGCGATTTCCCTGCTGGGCACGCTGGCAGGCAGCTACTTCGCCAACAGCAAGACGACCGCCCTGCTGTCCTACCGCTTGGAGCAGCTGGAGCGCAAGGTGGAGAAGCACAACTCCGTCGTCGAGCGGACATTCCAGTTGGAGAACAACGTGCAGACCGCGTTCAGCCGGATTGACGAGATTCGGGAAGCGCTGCACGAGCATCAAGAGGCATGAAAAAAGCCGGGATTGCGGTGGAGGGAGAAATCCTCTGCGGCTGTCCCGGCTCTTTTTCTGATGTGGTTTTTAAGCACGGGTGTTTCACATTTGTTTAGGAATTACAGCGTAATATTAAAATTGCGTTGTAATTTCCGTTTATGCTGGACAGTCATTCTGGATAATGCTATAATGCAGGTGGGATGATAAAGAAGGAGGCGAGTTGTCTATGCAGTTAAGCAACTATAAGCAATGTCTTGTTGGAACGGTTCAGCTGTATAATTCAAAGCTGAAAGAGCACATTGGGGAAATGTTTGCTAAGAACAAGATTTCCTGCGACGGTGTGCAGCAAGTTGACATGTTCGACGCGCGTCCGGCCGTTAATGTGACTGACTTGAAGTTAGAAGAGCAGATTGCAAGATGTTTAACTGAAAGTGAAAAAGCAATCTGCCTCTTTGAAGATTGGGAATACGAAAAAGATTATCGCTATTCAGCCGTTTTCACAGCGGATGACTTTGAAACGGTTAAACATGCGGTGGAAGGTATTCCAACGCTGGAAGCCGAGCAAAACGAAAGCGAACGAACTGTCGGCTATGACGCACCTGAACCGCTTCCGGTGCGCCGTGAGCTGGAAGAACAGGTTATGCTGAAGTTCTGCTTCGTTTTTTCAGCTGTTCACCCGCAAAGCGGAGAAGAGATGCTTTTGAAATACCCGGTGCTTGTGGTACTTCATCAGAAACATCAGCTGATTGAAATGCGCTTTGATGTGTTAAAGCAGTATTTCCAGACACAGCAAGGATTTTATTCAAAACTTGTTCAGAAGATACGGGCGTATCTCAAAGAAAAATTGGCAGTAGAATTGGTGCCTCTTGAAATGAACTTCATGAAAGAGACTGCCAACGATGAGGTAAAACTGATAGCAGAATACATGAATATGGCTTCGGGCGGCCGCGCCGTCTTAGAAGTCGGCGATAACGAGGAGTGGGTTCTTCCGTTTATCGGGGAATTGAAATCGCTGATTCAGGAGTATCATGCAGACCTCGAAAAAGTGCCTGCATTGGAGGATGCTTTGAATCAGTTCGTCTATGAAAAAAGTGAAATGTCCGAATTCCCGTGGATTGAACTGTTATGGCCGAACGAAATCAAGACAAGATCCGTGCGGGCCAAATTCACTTTCAACTATGGCAACAACGGGTTTGGTCTAATCCAGCATTACTATAACGCTGTTCTAATTGGAAGGGAGAGGATGGATCGTGTCATTGAACACATTAGCGCCAATAGACCGCGTGATTGCTAATTATGTAGACGACAAGACCTTGCGTACTTCCATAGAAGATTTTTTTCTGCACTATAAGAAGGGACAATGGCTCTATCCGGCCGTGTTAGTCCAGAAGTTCAGGTGTCCACTGGGCACCAGTTATCGGATTATGCACGACATGGAGAAAGAGGGCTTCTTGAAGTCTTATTATGAAATGGTGTGCCCTTGCTGCGGTTATTCAGCGCTGAAAGTGGAAGTCTTTAATCAAATTCCTGACCGCATTATCTGTGAACGCTGTGAAACGGAATTTTCTGCGATAGAAAATAGCCGAATTATTTTTCAGGTGATTCACGATGTCAGATAACATGGATTTGTATACAGCGCTTCGCGTATTTGAGAAGTTAGGCAATTCCAAGACGCTCAATGAAGATATTTGCCGAATGACAGAAGAGCAAAAGGCAGCGTATTGCAAGCAGTTAGAATGTGTAAAAAGACTTAACAACAGTGGAGCCAGCACGAAGCAAAAAGGTGAAGCATTGGAAACGCTGGTTCAGATGCTTCTTAAATACTCCGGAAATTTATTTGAGGTTAGACAGAACGTTCGGACTGGTACCAATGAAATTGATATTGTTTGCGAAGCGACAACCACGGGGAAACTTCTGCAAAGTCGAAACTTGATTCTCAATTATCCCTCGTTTTTAGGTGAATGCAAAAACTACGGGAAAAAGGTTGGGGTCACTTGCGTCGGAAAGTTCGCTTGCTTAATGCAGACGACTGCCTACCGTCTGGGTATTCTATTCTCTTATCATGGCGTTACAGGGAAAGGATGGAATGATGCACAAGGGTTGATTCGCAAGTTCTATCTGAGCAGGGAAGATGTAGAAAAACGGTTTGTCCTCGTGGATTTTTCCATTCGCGAATTTGAGTTAATTACGCAAGATGTCACATTTCTTGACATTCTGAACAGCAAAATCGAAGCGCTGCGGCTTGATACGGACTTTTCGAGATTGCTAACCGCCCATCCCGCCGCAGCAAAAATTGAACACTGCCAATAGGCAAAAGAATCAGGCAGACATAGGAAAAGCCGGGATTGCGAAGGAGAATTTCCCCTTGCAGTCCCGGCTCTTTCTTACGCCTTCCAAGTGTACGCGCATTGCTGGCAGGTACACATCGTGACGGCGACGTTCTTCGTCTTGTAGCGCTTCGGCGCAAAAATCTTGACAATCAGCGCGGGCAGGAACAAGAACACCCACTTCACCGGCACCCACCACCAGCCAATGAAAAGCCACCAGAAGATGTTGTGGTGCTTCGTTTTCAGCTTCGTCTGGTTAATGACCTGTACGGACACGTTGGCGCTTTTGCACTTCGGGCAAATCATGGTGATTCCTTCTTTCTTCAAAGTGTAGGGGCGACAGCTGATATTATACACTGCAACATGCTTTTGCGCCATAGCAATTCTGGTATATAGTAAAAAATGCTTTTGGTTATGATTTGATTTGTTCTCCTCATTGCTTTTGCAATTGCGAGCAGAAATTTGCTTTTTTCGCTTGGTCTATCGTGGCAACCATTCCAAATAGATGACCGGCAATGATGTAAAAATGTTCGACTGCGGGGAGGAATGCTCCACGAGCCGAAATCCTTGGAGATGCAAGGGTTTCGGCTTTTTTAGTGCTGCTGTATACCCACACCATACCCACAAACGCTTTCTTTTCCGTACCCACGAAAAACCGCTATGCGCGTGAGTCTGCGCTTTTTACAGCGAGCAAATGAATTTTTCCATCTTGGCTGCTGCGTTTTGCGACATATGGTTGCTGACGTGTCCGTAGGTGTCGAGCGTGAAGGCGACGGTTGCATGTCCGAGTGACAAGGAAAGCGTCTTGAAGTCAATTTCGCTTTGGATGGCAAGCGTGGCGTAGGTGTGGCGAATATCGTGGAAGCGAACCTCCGGACGGTTGAGCCTGCTGACCAGTGCCTTGAAGTGAACATACAGCGTCTTAAAACGGATGAACATGCCGTTGTCACGAGTGAAAACCATGTCGTACACATTGTCCCAAGATGAACCTGCGAGCAGACGCTGCCGGTTCTGCTTCTCTTTGGCTTGCCTCAATGCGTCCATCACAGATGGCGCGGGATGAATCGTGCGCTCTTTGTGGTTTTTCAGCGAAGTGAACATCATTTTGCCCTTGTCAGGCCCGGACGCAATGCGCACAAACTGACGGTACACACGAATAGTCCCCTTCGCGAAATCAATGCAATCCCATGTCAGACCAATCAGTTCGCTTTCCCGCAGACCCGTGAAGAAGTCCACATAGTACATCAAATAGAACGGATCATCCTTGGCGATTGCCAGAAAGCGCCGCAGTTCCACATCAGAGAGCGTGTGCATCTCAGCCTTTTCCAACATGGGAAGTTCGCAATCCTCGGACACGTTCTTGCGAACCATGTCCAAACTTTGCGCCTTGGCAAGCATCCCGTGAACCAGTCCGTGGATGTTGCGGATGCTCTTGGGCGACAAGCCGTTCTGCTGTGCTTTTGTATAGGTGCGCTGAATGTGCAGCGTTGTGAGGTCTTTCAGCTTGATGTGACCGATGTAGGGCACGACGTGCATACGGAAATCACTTTCGTAGTTGTCCATTGTCGAATGACGAATTTTCCCTTCCTTGAAGGTTTTGAGCCATTCCCAGCCCCATTCCTCCAAGGTCAAGTCGGTTCGCTCAATGCAGATGCCCTGCTCAACTTCCGTCATTCGGGCGGCTAACTTCGCTTTTGCCTCGGCCTTCGTCTGTCCGTACACAGCGCATTGCTTGCCATTCAGACGATAACGACCTTCCCATAGACCATTCTTGCGCTGGCGAATGTTTGTTGTTTTTGCCATATTTCCTCCTGCCTCAATCCGACTCAGAAGGAGTACAGGAGTACGCATCGTGTTGCAGTTGTCAAGGTACACACTGCTATTTTACGCCTCCTGTGCGGGAAATGCAAGATGAATTGAATGCTGTATTGATGTTTTTCGTGCTTCATGTATTGATTAGGTGGGGCATAGCTGCGGCAGAGAGTTCTGATTCAGCCATTCTTGAAGCATGGTGCGGTTGATGAGCAGTCGCCGACCAATCCGGAAAGACGGGAAATCCTTCTGGTCAGCCAACTGATAGGCGGTGTTGCGACTGATGTTGAGTTCTTCCGCAAGCTCCTTGACCGTCAAGGTCATCTTGCGATTGCTTTGATTGGGTTCGAGGGCGTGCTGACAGGTTTCGCCGAACAGCGTGAGGTTCATTTTCATCATATATAATAGCTCCTTGGTGCATGTATGTGAAAATAATTCGGACTTTGGAAGAGTGGAACATGAAACTGGAACAGGGGGCGACAAATGCTGAATAGGCGATATGCCTCTCCTTTCCAATGCACTTCTTTTTATGATGATATTTGTTCCATTGTTCCATGTGACTGGAATGCGGGATGGGACGAGAGTTTGCCGACGCTATACTTGGTTTGTTCTGGGTCGCAGTCACGCACCTCTGCCGTCTCCGGGTTAATGCGGATTGGCAAGAAACGCCGATTTCCGCTGCGGTCATGGGGCAGAAAATCCAGCTTGTTGGAAGTGCCTGCAAAGACACACTGTCGTGGTCTATCTGCCGGAAACTTGTCATAAGGCACTTTGTAAGTATCTTTCTGGCGGCTGAGAAAAGATTTGATTTCTTCCACGTTCTTGGCATTGCCCGTGGCCATCATCTCACTCATCTCGATAATCCAATGCCCCATTATCCGACGATAGACGTTTTCATCGTCGAGCTTTCGCAAATCATCTGAAAATCACTCGTCATTCCCTGCAAGAAAACGGAAGAAGCTGGACTTGCCAGCGCCTTGTCCACCGGCGAGACAAAGCATCATATCGAACTTGTACCCCGGCTGAAAGATGCGCGTCACAGCGCCCAACATGAATAAACGCAGCAGCTCTTCATTCGGGTCGCAGATTTCCGCACCGAGAAAGTGATGCAGCGCAAATCGAACGCGGGGCGTTCTGTCCCAATCAAGATGATTCAGGGCAGTCCCGCACAAAGAAAGAACAGCAAAAAGGTTAGGAAAGAGGTATAATAAA